CGACTCCAGGGTAGACCAGCCGCTCTCCGCTCCGAGACTCGCGTTCCAGGACTTCACCCGAGTGTTGTTGGCCGACCCACAGGCGACCATGTAGACCTTGTCGACGCCGTTGCTCGCCATACCGGGCCGGTAGGTGTTGGAGTACGTGGTGGAGGAAGCGATGTAGACCTCGCTGCTCTTGGCCCCAGTGAGAGCGTTGACCTGGTAGATGTACCAGTCTCCTCCCCGAGCACTGTCCTGCCCGCACAGGTAGTAGGAGTTGCCGATCCGGGCCATGCCACCCCACGGGTAGAAGTCGGACTTCCAGGATCCGAGGGAGAGGTCGCCCTGCCACAGCCCGTCGCTCTTCCGATACTTCCGGATGATCGCCCCGACGTACGAGATGCACTGGGCCCAGGCGTTGGTGTCGTTGTGCCACTCGGTCGCTCCAGCCCAGAAGTTGCTGAAGTCCGTCTCTCCGGGTTGTCCGTTGTTGATCACAGACTGGTAGACGTACCGGCTTCCGGCACCAGGCTCTTCCTGCGGGTTCTCGATGCCGTTCGACATCTGCATCTCGCCACGGATCTGGGCGTTGCCGCCGATGTAGAGGTTGCCGTCGACGTTGATGTAGTCCGACACGATCTGCATGACGGCCTCGATGGGCGAGACACCGTCTGCGGGGATGAGCAGGGAGTAGCCCCCACCGGGCCGGTTCACCGTAATGCCGACGTTGGCGTCGATGGTGATCTGGCCGACGGTGATCTGGCCCGCGAGGATGAAGCCTGCCACGAGCCGGGCAAGGACGATCTCGTCCACGTTGTCGAGGTCGAGGGCACCCTGCACCTGGGCAGAGGGAGTGGGTGCCTCGCCGATGTCGTTCTCGGCGATCGCGACCAGGTAGTAGTCCGCGCCGGGGACCAGCGGGCTGTTGTCCGGCAAGGTGGGGATGACCGCCACCTGGGACTCGGTCGTCACGTAGAGGGTCGAGGAGTCCGGGACGAAGCCGTCAGTCATCGAGATGTGGTACTGGATCCTGGTGCCTGCCGGGACGTTCTCGGCCTCGACCACGATGCTGGCGGTCGTGCCCGTGACGGTGATCTCCGGGCTGGAGCCGGGAGGCTCGGTAGGCGTAGGGCTGGGGAGGCCCTCGCTGCTGACGTACGATCCCTTGATCAGAGGAGCCTCGCCGTCGACGTTCTGGACCGTCCACCGACCGTCCGAGTCGTCCACGACCACCGTCTCCTGCTCGTTGATGTCTCGGATGCCGTCCTCGAGCATGACGTCGATGGGCGGAGGCACGAAGGCCCGGACTCCCTCCTCGTCGTCATCGAAGTCCACCATGGCCCACTTGCTGGTTCCGCTGGGGACTACGAGGACCTGGGTGTCCTCCTCGTAGGCGGTGCCAAGAGCAGCGGAAAGGGTGAGGGTGTCGGTGTCGTAGTCGACCGCCGTGTAGGTGTACTGGGTGCCCTCGATCTCGAGAGTACCTCCGGACTCCTCGAAGTCGAATGCGTCCTCCACCTCGATGGAGGTGTCGGTGTCGAGTGCCGCCACGGACAGCGTCGAGCCGGTTGCCTCGACGTAGACGTTGGTGACTTTGCCGGTGGCCTGCATCAGCCCTTCTTCCCGTTCGCCTTGTGCCGTCCCTTGCTCGAGTTCCCACGAGACTTGGAGCGGTGCTTGTGCTTGTGCCTCTTGAGAATCCTAGCGCCTCCCTTGGGTTCGATGCGCTTTGCGTAGCCGTACGCGCCGTCGTCACCTGCGGTGAGCGGGATCGTGAAGGTCTTCGTGGGGCTCGTGACAGAGACGCTGCCGACGTCGATCCGGATGGGGTCGTTCTCCTCGAGCCGGGGGTCCATGATGCCGTCGACGGTGAAGGCGATGCCGGCAGACAGCCCGGACTTCAGGAGCGCCTTGGCCAACTTGGCGCACTCCTTCTTCGTCCGCAGGGAGTCGTCCTCCACGGAGAAGGTGATGAAGCGGGGGACGCCTCCCCGACCGAGCCTCCACGGGCTCAGAGGGTGGCGACGCCCGGCCACAGCCTTGTAGGTGACCTTCTTCTTGGCCTTCTTGGGCTTCCCGCCGACGACCCGGACAGCGTTGTAGACCCCACCGGAGAGGTCGTACGAGACCTGCGGGGTGTCGGACACCCACTTCTCGGTGAGCGTCAGGACCGGCTTCTGCTTCCGGTTCCTCATCTTGGCGACGCCGCGTCCGTCGTAGAACAACTGGCAGTTCATGGACGCTGCGAGCCGGGACGCGACCTCCCACGGGTTCTCGTCCTGGGTGATCTTGAGGTCCTTGGACAACTTGGCACCCCGGTTGGGGATGGAGATGTTCTTCTCGCCGACCAGGTCGCGCAGGATCCGCTTGATGACGTCCGTCTTCTTCTGGTTCTTGTGGAAGGTCTTGCCGACCCACACGTTGTCGAGGGCCAACTTCTCCTTCCCGACGCACTTGACGTCCAGGAACATGTCGCTGCGGGTCACCGCGTCGATCGGGCCGGTGAAGACAGGCACTTCGTAGACGTCTCCCAGTACCGGCTCCCGGAGGACGATCCACACCCGGACCAGGTCCGCGATGAACACCGACGTCGGAGAGGGAGAGTCGGGCTCGAGGTCCAACCGACCGAGAGGGTCGATGAGGGACATGTCGAGGGAGCGGGTGATCTGGGCGGTCGCGTCGACGTTGACCTGCCCGTCCATGAAGTACGGGGCCAGGTCCTTCTTGTGGTTCCCGTCCAGGTCGCACAACTGGACCCGCACGCCCATGGTGTGCGGGCTCAGAAGGCAGTCCCGGAACCGGGTGGTGTCCTGGCCGATGGTGATCATCAGTCGACCGCCACCCAGGAGAACTCCGCGATGTAGTAGATGCCCTCGTTGTCGGCGAAGGAGTCCCAGTCCATGTCGAACGGGACCACAGGGAGGCACTGGTCCGCGTACGACAACTTCATCGGCTTCCCGGCGTCCGCCATGATGGACTCGAAGGACTCCCGCATCTGCTCGGCGGTGTAGCCGCTCGGCCAGTTGTCGACCAGCATCCCCTTGACGCGTCCGGTGTAGCCTCCCAGGGTCTGGGTCACGAGCACCGGAGGACCTTCCATCCGTTCGTGCAACTCCTGGATCGTCCGGCTGTTGCGGCTCCGGTCGGGGTTCAGGAAGCACACCACGTCGGTCCCGTCCGGGCGCATGAGGAACGGTGCCAACTTGCGTGCCTGGGCCGAGGTGGTCGAACCGGGGGAGCCGACCCCGGCGTCGACGGCGATGACCTTGTACTCGTACGGCTTGTACCAGTCGACCCCGATGTCCGACCAGGCGTACGACGTCCCTCCGGTGTTCGCATCCTCCTCGAGGATGGAGTCGAAGAACCTGTAGGCGGTGGTCCCAGTCCGACGCCGGAGGATGTGGTACTCGTCTGCCGCAGAGGCTCGAGTCCAGGTGAGGGTGATGATGGGCTTCACGGCATCGCTGGAAGAGGCCAGAGAAGAGACTCCAGTGGCTGCTCCAGCGCCGTACGCCTCGTCGGCGGTGGCTTCCACGTACGCAGGCGCTCCAGGCTGGGAGACACGCGCTACGGTGTCCCAGAGCCTCACTCCGAACCGGTAGGTGTCCACGTCGTTCTTGAGGACTCCGAACGGGATGTTCATCGCGTTGTCCGTCGAGGTCACCTTGCCAGAGTCCCAGAGCCACTTGCTCGGGTCGTCCGGGGTCGAGACGAAGACCTGGTAGGACTTCTGGGTCTGGCCGGTCAGGCCCCAGGACACCTCCGGCGCTCCGTTGTCGAACGTGACCGAGATGGACGGCGTGCCGAGAGCAGCGTAGGCCATCTCAGCCCAGTCACTCCAGCCGGACTGCTCACCGTCCTCGTCCTCGGCCATTACCCTCCACCACTTGGAGCCGCCACCGGACGGGAGCCCGCCATACGCCGTGGTCGAGAGGTCCAACTTCGGGAGGTCGGTGTTGAGCCAACCAGGGTCGAAGTCGATGGTGAGACCGTCCTCGTCGGCTGCGATCTGGAAGTACGACCGAGCCAGGTCTCCCTCCCCGTCGGGGTCCTCGAAGTCGTACATGAGCACGGGGGTCTGCGAGGACACGTGATACCCGCCGGACGGAGTCAGGTCGCTCGGGACGTCCGGGGCCGTCGTCCACTCCACATAGAGGACCGGGCGCTTGGTCCCGTTGCTGTTCTGGGCGGACTTGAACACGCCGGTCTTCGACGCCGTGGTCGTGGCGAGCCGGAAGCCGTACCATCCCTGACCGTCGGAGACGTCCTGCATCTCGTCGGTGACGTCCAGAGCGAAGAGCGTCCCGGCTGCCGCGTCCGAGATCGAGAGTGAGGCGACAGTGCCGACGACGCCGGGGTCGTTCGTCCAGTTGATCTTGTTGGCCGACCACTTGGAGGTCACCAACTGACCGGTCAGGTTGAACGCCCCGGTGATCGCCTTGTCCGTCCAGACGCGCAACTCCGCGTTCAGGATGCGGACACCCAGCGGGAAGGGTCGGTTGAAGAACACGTAGCCGTAGCGGTTGTCCCCAGACTGGTTCCTGATCTGCATCCTTCCGGCGTGGCCGTAGTTCTTGCTCGCCGTCGCCTGCCGGACGAAGGTGTCCGTCGCGTTGCGGACGGTCTTGGTGGGCATCAGTTCATCCTTCCGAGCGTGTCGTTGAAGTCGTCGTCGTCGTCGCTCTGAGAGACTGCCACGCCCCGGATGAAGGCGCGACCGCTCCTGTCGATACTGAGACGGCCCTCGACGAGCGTAGCGGTGCCACCGCTGGACTTGTGAGCCTGGCCTCCCGTACGGGCCTCAGAACGGATCTGAGACTCCGCTGCGTTCACCTGACCGACCTTGTACACCCGGTCGATCTCAGCCCACAACTGGCGCAGGGGGATGATGCCCTCGGTGTCGTTGCCCTCACCGGCGACCAGAAGCGTGGCAGTGGAGACCAGACCGCCGGTGGCGAGGGCCGGGATGTCCGGCGGGTTGATCACGACCTTGCCCGGCCCCGGCGGGTCGATGGTGAACTCGAGAGCGGCGTTGATCTTCGCGATGGCACCGTTCATGAGTCCCTTGACGAAGTTCCACACGTTCGAAGCGATGCCCTCCACCAGCCCAGCGGCGTCCTTGAAGCCCTGGACGAACTGGTCGATGATGAACCTGCCGGCAGCGATGAAGAGGCCTCCGAGGCCCTTGAGGAGACCGGGGATGGCCTTGACTCCGGCAACGATAATCTGACCGAGGCCCTTGAGGATGGATCCGGCCGAGGAGAGGAGACCCTTGAGGACCGACACGATGATGCCGCCGACACCCCGGAGGATCTGGAGGACTCCGTCCCACGCCTTGCCCCAGTTGCCGGTCAGCAGTCCGGTGAAGATCTTAATGACGCCGATGATGATGTTCAGGACTCCGCGGATGACTCCGAGGGCAGCCCGGAGCGCGTTGCCCATCAAGTCGACGAACACGTGGACCACGATGCCGCCGAGCCGCGTCAGGAGCGGGAGGACCGTCCCGATCAGGAACTCCGCTACGATCTTCAGTACGTTCACGAGGAACTCGAAGGCCCCGGAACTCGTGATGGCCTCGAACAGCCCGACGAGGGAGCCGACGAGGTCCTGCACCACGGGGATGATCTTCTGGATCTCCGGGACGACCTTGTTGAACGCCCCGACGAGGGAGTCCTTGATCCAGCCGACGGCCTCCTGGGCAGCCGGGACGACCTCTTCGATGAAGATCTGCCCGAGATGCTGGAGGAAGGCTCCGACCTTCTCGATGGTCGGCAGTGCGGCGTTGAACGCCGACACGACCATCTGGCCGAACTTCTGGATGTAGGGGAGGGACGCATTGAACACGCTGACCAGGAACTGACCGAACTCCTGCAACTTCGGGATCAGGTAGTCAATGGCCTTGCCGAACAGGTCCTTCAGGTCGGCGGCGATGCCCTGGACGAAGGCGCGGAACTTCTCGTTGGTCGTGTAGAAGTAGACGAACGCGGCCACCAGCGCGGCGATGGCCGCGATGATGAGGCCGATGGGTCCGGTGAGGAGCGTGAAGGCCAGCGACCCGGCCTGGATGGCCGCACGGATCTTGAGGAACGCACCGGCCAGGATCAGACCGACAGCGGCCACCTGTGCGAACACGGTGATGGCCCGGAGGACGGGACCCGGAAGCGACAGGAAGACGTTCAGCACCGTGGTGGTGAGGTCGACGACCTTCCGGAAGCCGTTGAGGAGCGGGGTTCCGACCTGGATGAGGAGGGTCTCGAGGGAGCCCTTCATCAACTCGATGGAGCCCTTCAGGTTGTCCATCCGGTCGGCCGCGACCTCCTCGGCCGACACGTCCCCGATCTCACCCTTAAGGTCCTGGAAGCCCTTCTTGCCCTGCTTGGCGAGAGCGGTCGCACCGGCCATGGCTCGGGCACCGAAGATGGTGTTGAGTGCCTGGCTCTTCTGCTCGTCCGAGAGACCGGACAGAGACTCCTGGAGGATGCCCGAGATGTCGGCGAGGGACTTGGTGTTCCCGGCGGCGTCGTAGAACCTGTTCTTGTTGTCCTCGGTGATGATCCCGAGTTCCTTCATCTTCTTGGCAGCAGACTCAGACGCGGGGGTCAAGTTCTGGAGCATCCCACGGAGGGTCGTACCGGCCATGGAACCCTGGATGCCGACCTTGGCGAGAGCCGCGATGCCGGCAGTGGTGTCTTCGATCGAGACGCCAGTGGCGGAGGCCAGAGGAGCCACGTACTTGAAGGCTTCGCCCACTCCGACGACGTCGGTGGCGGACTTGTTGGCTGCTCCAGAGATGAGGTCGGAGACATGGGCCATGTCCTCGGCCTTGATGTTGAACGAGTTCATCGCGGACGAAGCGATGCCGGCAGCGGTCGCCATGTCGACCTGTCCTGCTGCTGCGAGAGCCACCGTCGCGTCCGCCGCACCGTTCAGGATGTCGGTGGTGTTCAGACCAGCCTTGGCGAGTTCTTCCATCGCCTTGGCGGACTCACCGGCCGAGAACGCGGTGTCCTTACCCAACTGGATGGCCTTGGCTCGCAGGGCCTCCATGTCGCCCTCGGACGCCCCGAGCACCGCTCCCACCTGGGACATCGAGTACTCGAAGTCTCCAGCGGTCTTGGTGGCGAAGGCCAGACCTCCCGCGATCAGAGCGCCGGTCGCCACCATGGACGTACCGGCCTTGCTCATCCTTCGGTTGGCCTGGTCCGCGGAGGACCCGATCCCGCCGAGGTCGCGGGAAGCCCGCTTGGCCCCGTCGCCCTTGTACTCAAGTTCGATGACGCCCTTGGCGGTGCCAAGGTTGTAGTCTGTCACAGCGACGTCATCTCCTTCAGAGGGTTACAGGTCCGGATCCCTTCGACGTCACTACGCCTTGACCCGACGCGACCGGGTCCTTGAACTGCTGCTTGCCTCCGAGGTACTTCGAGAGCACTCGCTGCCTGCGGCCGTTCGCCTGGGCGTCAGACTTCGCGCCCCTGGCTGCGTTTTTCAGTTCTGCGTCCAACTCCGATCCGAAGAGGTACACTGCTCGATCGAACGACCAGGCCGTGACTTCGTCCCGGATGGCATACAGGCTACTCGGGCGAGTCCTGTACGCCTGCGACAGCCTCCACGCCTCCCAGAGCATCGTTGAGTCCGCCACGAAAGGTCTCGAGGTCGCGGGTCCCACCCACGACGAAGTTGAAGATGAACATCTTGTCGACCAGGTCGACCATGTCGGTGTAGACGACCCCCGGCTTCCGCAGGGTGACGTCGTTCGGAGCCCGCACGACCGTGGGGCGGACCACGCAGTGGCAGATCACCTTGTCCACCACGTTGACGACCTCGTCGAGCGCGTTCTGGTCGCCCATGAGGGACGAGACGTCGATCTGGTCGGTCTTCTTGCCCTTGACGCGCTGGAGATGCTTCTCATTCACCACGTGGGAGAGCGAGTCGACGTTGGCCAGGATCCCGGCCTTCATCAGCCCCTCCATGCCGGGGCGACGGACCAGGCACGTCTGGCCGGACGGGACCGTGAGGTCCTCCATACCGCCGACGCCTCCCGAGAGCCAAGCGTCGGGTGCGTACTTGGAGCCCGGCTCCTCGGGGACCGGGATGGGCTGGGCGGTCTCGGGCCGAGCCGAGTCTGCCTTCTTGCGGGTCTTCTTCCCAGGCTTGTGGTCCTGGGGCTTCTTCGGGGTGCTGGACGGCATCCTGGTGCTCCTAGTGTCCTTGCGGGGTGGGTGTCGGTCAGGAGATCGCGGTGGCGGTCTCGTTCTGGACGAACTCGTAGAGGGTGTCGACCTCGCCGGAGACCAGGGACGGCAGAGCCGCACCGGAGCCGGACGTCAGGAAGAAGTTCCCGTCGGAGAACTCGCCCTCGATGTTGCCGGTGACCCGGCAGCGGGGCAGACGGCAGTGGACGTCGCCACCGCTGTCCGAGATGATCTGACCCTCGACCTGGAAGAAGGGACGGGAGTCCGTCGCCAACTTGGTGAAGGTCACGACCTGGTTGGGGGTGACGCCCGACTCGACGGTCGTCCCTCCGGCCAGGACCTTGAGCGCGTCCAGCGAGAGGCCACCGGCCTCGAGGTCCCACTCGACGGACGGCCCCTGGCCACGGGTGGTGACGACCTTGTCGTCTCCCCGCAACTCGGTGAACTCCTCCGCCTCGCTGAACGAGAACGTCCGGGCATTCGGCAGGTCGACCGCCGTGCCCAGGGTGGTGGCTCCGGCGTCGGAGTACGGCGTCAACTTGACGTCACGCAGTCCGTACGGCAGAGCGGTGGGAAGCACCATGCTTCCTCTCCTTTCGTACTGGGTCCTTGAACCGGCGGGTCTCCGCCAGTTCTCCTGTGGTCGCGTCGAAGCGGTGGATCACCACGACGCCCGGCGCTGCTCCGCAGAAGCGAGACGAGCACTTGACCTCGACGAAGGTCTCGTTGATCTCGCCATGCTTCTTCGCGTCGCAGCGCAGGTCCATCTGCGGCCTCAGGCCTCGACGTCGACCGACTTGAAGCCGGGGTCCTTCTCGAAGTAGGCGAGCGCCTTCTTCGACAGGTCCGACTCCTTGACGGTGTGGCCGTTCTTGGCGTCCCAGACGACCTCGTTCTGGTCGTCCACGCCGATGCTGGCCCACTGGGCCTTCGTGATCTTGCGCACGTCGTGTCGACCGACGTACTTGATCGCCTTGACGGTCTTGACGGTCTTGGGTGCCGTCTGCGCCTCTGCCATGGTTGGCTCCTCTCGATCTGGAGACTACGCTCCAGGCGAATCGTAGCGTGTTGCGGCCTGGAAGTCCGCGTAACGCGTCCGAGTCCCGTAGCCTTCGTCTCGGAGGTCAGGCCCCTCGCCGCGCCAGTCCGCCTGGGTGAGCGTCCAGCCGTCCGCCCCGGCCAGGTGTGTCGCTCCGTCGAGCAGGTCCTTGACCCGCTTGAGCACGTCGGTGATGCGGCCGAAGTCGTGCTCCACGTCGTGGGCCCAGACGGTGAAGGCGTCCGTGGCCTTGCCCTTGTAGACCCACGTGCTCGGCGACCACCGGATGACCAGGAAGCAGTCCTCCTGCGGGGTGTCCACTGACTCGGCCGCATACACCGCGCCGACTCCCAGGTCCTGGAGGCCCGAGTCTCCTGCGAGGAGAGCGTGGACCGCTGCTCGGGCAGCCATCAGCCACCCACCTGGTGCTCGGCCCGGAGAAC